GATTCAGTATAGCAAAAGCGAATCCAATCGATTTCTTTTATAAAAATTTTATAATTAGATAAAAACTTGGTTACTACGCCAAATGTTACATCGATTTCTTTACGATTTTCTTCAATAAAATGTTTTGGAATTAGAAGACATGTCTTTTTGGATTTTTTTGCTAAGATAAATTCATAAAGTCTCTCAACGCGTGTTCCCAAGAAATATGGAAACCGAGATTTAAGATCATAAAATAAACTAATGATATTTTCACATAAATCTGTTTCTTCATATTCTTCTTCTGAATCTTGATCGTAACTGTAATTAAAATCTTCAAAATGAACTGTTGTTTTTTTATATTCTTCCATACTTATTTTAATTTTTTTTTTATTTATCTTCAATTTTTATTTAAATAATAATTTTTATTTTATTTTGTTATCATATATTAAAACAAAATGGAACTCACAAGCTTCATTCAAAAAAATCATGTGTTAGAAATCCTTGTCGTCCTCGGAGCTGTATTTTTATTCATTCGTTATTTTTATTTCCGAGAACAATTAGAAAATACTGAAGCGCCTAAGGAAGTTCCTGTTGTTGCTATTGCGCAACCTACTGTCGCACCTGTTGCTCAAGCACAAGCTCCCACAGCCACTGAACAACAAAAACATATTGATACCATTGTTGCTGGCCAAACTCAATTAACTACCGAAGATCTTTTACCCAAATATGATGAAGCCAACGCCTTTGTTAAAGAAAACCCAGTTGCTAAATTATTGCAAGAACAAAACTTTTTACAAGCCGGATATCACATGGGCGTTAATACAGTCGTACAGTCAAATAAAATTCCGTACCTCGATTTGCGATCTGCCCCTCCCATCGCTAAACAAGAAGTCGGACCTTTCTTGAACAGCAGTTTCGAAGAAGCTATGGGCGCTAAACGTCGTAGTTTTAATCTAGGAGAATAATCAGTTCGTGTAGTTAAATAACAATTAAAATTTTTATTAATATTTAATAAAAATATCATTGTAGTCGATGCAAATTATAAATAAGTTTACTTTAATTTACATGTAAGTGATTTTTTAGAACAGACTGCTCTAAATGCTTCATATTTATCCAATACTTCTTTAAAAGGCGGAGTAGGCACTGTAACAAAAGTTTTTGCTTTAAATTTTTCGACTTTAATGTAATAATCGCGTTTGCTGATTTCTTCATTACGATACATATTTTTTAAACGACGTTTTTCATCTCGATAACATTTTTGTTCTTGTTTAATTAATTTACGATTGACTTTATCTTTCATTAAATAAAACCAATACATTAATTCGATACGACCTGTTAAAAAAGGTTCTATTGGAAGTTCCTTTAAAAATAATGTGAATGAATTTCTGCAAAAGACACATGGCAATATATTATCTAAACTTGTTAATAAAACTTTGAAATCCTCCCTTATTTTACGATGTTCTTCTGTTTTGACCTTGATAGGATATCTACCCATAATAGATATAAATAAAAAGTCCCAGGCATGGGGGCCCCAATTACGCGTACTCATACCACCTGTACCGTTATACATTGAATAATCAATGTTTTCTGGCAACTTAATTACGCTCGGTTTCATTGTTATTATTTACCAACAATTTAAATTTTTTTAATTAGATGGTCTTTAAGAGAAATTCTTACTAATTCTCGTTTACGTATTGTAGTAATTTCGATAAACGCTATATTTGCAACTATTTCTTTAACAATAGCTGTATAATTAGAGATCAAATTATAAGGTTTAATGTAAATTTTAACTTGATCTCCTATTTTAATGTCATACTTGTCTCCTAGTCTACAAGACTCGTCGGGTCCGTCATAAAAATAAAAAGTAACTCGTTCTGGATTTTCCATTACAATGTAATAATCATTGTATTTAAACTTAATTCATAATTTATTTCAATGAAGTTGTTAGCCATAACGATTTTAAAACTTTTCATCCATATTTACTTGTATTTGAGAAATCTTTACATTTCTTTTTGTTCATTCATGTCATTTGATTTAAAATATTCAAAAGAAAAAGGACTGTATATTTATACATTTTATGACACCAATAACAAATACAAGACGCTTTATTTTTTAAATCATAAAGACTTCCGAGACTACCTAAACAAACATACCGATGCTAATTTACAAATTATTCATGCAGCACTTATTACCGATACAGATTATTTAGTTGATTTAACAGAACATGCCAAGTCGTTTGCCTATTATTTCAAAGATCCATCAAAATTACCATGGAAAAAAGTAATAGATACGGTTAATTATCAAACGCCACATGAAAAAAATCTAAAAATGTATATTCAAAGTACAAATACAACAGGAAATTCAATCCAGCATTCTGAAAAGACTTTCGATGCACCTATGGATCTCGTATCTTGAATGCACGCGATTTAAAGTTGCGCGTATAAAAAAATAAAAAAAAAAGTTGACTTAATGTAAGATGAAAAAGGAGATAAATACACTGGTTTGTAGTGGAGGCAGTGTTAGATGTATAACATTTATAGGCGTATTTAAGAAAATTGAAGAAATAAAAAAAATGCAAGACACGGACACGGACACAGAGCTTGACGAGGACGCAGAACCTAACGAAAATGACGTAGGACCTGACGAAAAGGACGTAGAACCTGACGAAAAGGACGCGATTCCCAAAATAAATATAAAGACAGTTGCTGGAGTATCTGCTGGTTCTATTTTTAGTTTAATGTATACTGTAGGTTTTACACCTGAAGAGATGCAGGAAGAAATGTTGAATATTCGCTTAGAAAAATTAAAAGAGATTCGTTTCATGAATTTTCTAAGTAAATATGGTCTTGATACAGGCAATCTTATTCTAAAATGGATTGAAAGTTTACTTGCTAAAAAGGCGATTGATAAAAAGATTACATTTATTGAATTATTTAATAAAACACAAATAGATTTGCAAATTTTTGCTGCAAACGTAAATAAATACAATCTTACAAAATTTAATCACATTCAAACACCAGAAATTCAAGTGCTTGATGCAATTAAAATGTCGATGAGTATTCCATTTTTATTTACAGCAACCCATTTTAATACAGAGACAAATACAGTGAATTGTTTAAAAGGTGATGTTCATGTAGATGGTGGATTAATTGATAATTATCCAATTTATTTATTCAAGGATACATTAGACACTACTCTAGGGTTAAAAGTGATAAGTAATGGCGAATTAGATAGTCATAATGTAGATGAAAAGATAGAGGATATTGAAAGTTATATTTATCATGTTTTAGCTTGTTTTATTATTCAAAGAGAGAAAAAGACTACATCGAATGAATTATATAAAGCGAGTACTATTTGCATTCACACTGAAGGAATTACTCAAACATTAAATTTTGAATTAACACGAGATCAAAAAATACGTTTGATCCAAATAGGATACAACAGTACCGATGATTTTTTTAAGTAAATTCGCATTTTGTTAAAAAATAAAAACTATTTTATTTTCTAAACTTAGATATCGACGATATGAGGTTGAATACCGATATGAGGTTGAAATGTAATGAAACCGACCCTAGGTTGAACACTGAAAGAAAATGTAATGAAACCGACCCTAGGTTGAATACCGACCCTAGGTTGAACACTGAAAGAAAATGTAATGAAACCGTAGACGAAGAATTTAAATGTTTAAAGCAGATTGGCAGAGGATCTTTTGCAAATGTCTATTTATTTGAAAATACGGTGCCTGTTGAGTCGATTGATTTCGGGAGTCTTATTAATCTAAAAAAAAACAATGAACCCGAATTTTTCATTATAAAAGAAATTGATATTGCCAAGTTGGCTCGAAAACACAAAGGTAAGAAAAGAAATAAAATTCCGAGTTCCAAAATAATTAGCCCTACTCCGTACACTACACCTACAATTAATGTTTCTGAAGACGAATATTATCATACAAAATTAAAAGATTTAATTGATAGTGAAATTCATGTACTTAAAATGATGAACCATCCGAATATTATTAAATTTTTCTCATCTTCATTAGATTATGATATTTATTCATTAAAAATGGAATATTGCAATTTAGGTGACGTTTTTTCTATATTAAAAGAAAAAAATTTGTCAACGAATGACATTTATGAATTGAAAAAATATAGGAATAAATTCAATGGGTTTAATGATGTATTTGTCAACAAATTTTTAATGGATACAGCTGCAGGATTGCAATATATACATGAATCTGGAATTATACATAGAGATATCAAGTTACAAAATATTTTGGTGCACAGCAACACGCCAGGTCGATTTGAGTTTAAAATAACTGATTTTGGATTCGCTTGTTATAATTTTGGTGAAGAACACGGCTCCAAAATCGACATTATTTTAAATAAAAAATATTATAAATTATGCGGGACACCTTATTATATGGCACCTGAAATGATTTTAAATTTAGACAAATTTGAACAAATGTTACAGATAAGTGGAGACGGTACCGCGGAAAGTGACGGTACAGCTGAAGGCGAAGGTACAGCTGAAGCAGGAGTAGGTAAAGAATTACTTTATGATAATAAGATAGATCTATGGGGGTATGGTATATGTTTATATGAATTACTATTCAATGTTTTGCCATTTTCTAATTTAAAAGATATTCATGATTTAAAAGATTTTTATTCGCACAAGAAAACTCAGATATTAATAGATAGAAATATAGATGATAAACAAATTATAGATGACGAACTAAAAATCCTTCTTAAACAACTCTTAACAATTAAATCCAAGTGTCGAATTAACACTGATCAATTATTCCAATTTACATCTACATTACGCGAACGACGTGAGCGATCAGAACGAAGTGAACAACGAAGTGAACGAACCGAAGGAACAGAACGAAGTGAACAACGAAGTGAACGAACCGAAGGAACATCGCAGAGTGAACAACGACGTGAACGGAGTGAACGGAGTGAACAATCAGAACGAAGTGAACGAACCGAAGACATTGTTGATATTGATTTAAATGAGTGGGATACTATTAACAAACCGAGTACTCTATTTTCAGGAAGTCTCGATTTCAATTTTAAAAAATGGCTTGGCTTAGCGTAAAACTTTTTTATTGCCTTATATTATCTTGATGGAAGAAGATAATACAAGAGAAATTGCATTACAAATATTTTCTAGACCGCCGGGTAGAAGGAATTCTATTCAATTACAATTAGAAAGTACAACAATGCAATTAGAAACTCAAGAGCAAATAGATACATTTATTTTAAATGTTCTTTCATTAATTACTTTGCATGGAATTGATATTTTATTTGGGCATACCAATATAATGGAATTAACGCACGCTAATTATGATTTAATTCAAGAATATGTCAATTCTTATGGATATCAAATCGTAACGCGTTTCGATGAAGAATGTAATTTAGTCATCAAATTTGAAAAGATTTACTAATTTAGACGTGTTTTAGACTGTTTTTAGATTACTCTTAGACTTTTGTGCTTGCTGGACATGCGTGCGTTTTTATTTATTTAATTAATTAATTTTTAATTAGTTCATTTTCGAAAATTTATTTTCTTTTTCCATATTATAAAAAACTAAAATGGCAGGTGGACTCATGCAACTCGTAGCTTTATAAGCCATAGAGCTCAATAGTCAGCTACCGATATGGTTCTATACTAATACCCTATCGGAAAAATAGTAAAAGAGTATAGCTTGATAAAACTGGCTAGTAAAATGGAACTTTCCATTTTGCGACATTTTCAAATTGCTGGAAACTCCTGAAAGCCTAAACTACTAATTTGCGTTATGCAAAGAACACAGTTAATAGCTGTCCCCAATAGTAAAAATGTTTAGGATTGGACAATCAGCAGGAAAGCTTCCATCAAGGAAGAATCTTCAGAGACTAAATGAAAATGGAGGTGCTTTGCACCTTTAAGATATAGTCCGGCCTATATTGAAAAACATAGGAACTACCGATGGCGCTTAATCTTGGGTGTCAATAGTCAGCTACCAATTTGGGTTTATACTCTCCAAAATGGATAAATAGTAAAAAGTATAATGAAATACATAAAACTGGCTAGTAAAGTGAATTTTCTTCATTTTGCGAAACTTTCAAATTGCGGGGACTTTTTTATAGCCTTAACTACTTAATACCAATGGATAATGACCTGAGGCATAGTAAAAACGTTAAGGATTAGATAATCCGCAGCCAATCGTTCTTTATGGACGAAGGTTCAACGAGTAAATGGAAGTTGGAATTTAAATAAAAATTCTTAAGATGTACTCTACTCCCAATAGAAGTATTGGGTATTTTAGCAAGATATTTACCTCACCGGTAATCCCCAAATCACTTATTAAAATGAGTGGAAAAGTAGTCAGCTATAACTATCAGGACACTGGTTATAGAAAAACTGTTTGTATTCCTGGTCAATCAATATTACACTGTCATTGTTTTTTATCAATTGATTGACTATACAACTGCTAGTGAAATGAACATTTTGTTCATTTTGCAACATTGTTAAATTGCGGGAAACTCCTAAAGCTTAAAATACTAAGAAATATAGCGCGAGCTTATTTTGGCCAAGATAAAACTTGGGTAGTGGTAATCACAAAGACTATAAAGTCTTTCAGTAATAATTTTTAAGATGTTACAATGGACAATCCGCAGCTAGATATCTAACTCTAAAAAAAAATGAATTAATTTAAGTAATCAACTATTTGTATGATTTTACAAAACAAAGGTGAGATTTATATGATCACTTCTCCATGTGGTAAAAAATATATAGGCCAAACATTATGTTTAGTTAAAAGAAAATCTAAAATGATAGAATGGGGGTCTACTATGAGATGGAAAGAACATGTGAAAGAATCTAAATCTAAAACGAGAGAAGGATGTGTTAAATTAAATAATTTTATAAATAAATATAAAGCAGAAAATTTTATAGTTCAAGTATTATTAATATGTGATATTCGTTATTTAAATTATTTCGAAACGTACATGATAAATGAATATAATACATTATCACCTAATGGCCTAAATTTAAAAAAAGGTGGAGATAAAGTAGTATTTTCAGAAGAAACGAAAAAGAAAATGTCAGATTCTGCTAAAGGTAGAACATTTTCTAAAGAAACTATAGAAAAAATAAGAATCGGTAATCAAGGTAAAATAGTATCTAATGAAACAAGACAAAAATTGAGTCAGTCTCTAATGGGTAAATCTATTTCAGAAGAACATAAACAAAAAATCAGTGATTTTCAAAAAAACTATTTACAACCTAAAAGAAAATATATTGATTTACCAGATTATATTTATAGAATAAATTATCCAAATAAACAAGGGTATATGGTTAGAAACCATCCTACTTTAAAAACTAAATGTTTTGTGTCCATTAAATTAACAATGGAAGAAAAATTTAAATTAGCGCAATTATACTTAGAAAAAGATAATGGTTCAACGACTAAATAACAATGGAGGTACGGAAGTACCTTTAAGATATAGTCTAGTCCCTTCCGTCTAACGATGTCTTCGTTAAAGGTGCGGAATTAAATACGCCGAAAGGTGGGGTATAAACGTTTTCAAAGTTGTCTTAATGCAATAGGACAAAAAAGTAATTTTTAAAAGAAATTGCTAGTAAATAGTTAATGAATAATAAGCTATTTGCGACATTATCAAATTGCGGGAAACTCCTTATAGTCTTTACTACCAATTTGCATTAGCAAAGAACACGGTTAATAGCCGTTCCCAAAGGTAATAACGTAAAGAATTGGACAATCCGCAGCCAACTCCTAAAAAAGTGGATTAGGTTCAACGACTAAATGATAATGGAGAAAGCGTAGCTTCGCTTCTTTAAGATATAGTCTACTCCCAATTAAATACATCGAAAGATGGGGTATATAGGATCGCAGACATACCAACTTCGCGTTGATTTAGCGCGTAAAAGTAAATTGTAAAAAGCAATTTGCTAGTAAATATAAATTAATAGTTATCATTGTAAACATCTGTCGTTTTTTATTCCTTGATAACTAATTAATTTATTATTTGCGACATTTACAAATTGCGGGAAACTCCTTATAGTCTTTACTACTCATTTGCTTTATGCAAAGAACACGGTTAATGGCCGTACGTTACTGACGTGATACTCTAGTATCGCAAGGTACCCAATAGTAATAACGTAAAGAATTGGACAATCCGCAGCAAATTAATTGTTCAGAGACTAAACGTAAATGGAAGAGGTAAAGATGCCTTTTTTAAGATATAGTCCTTTCCATTATGAAAGTAATGGAGTAAAAAGTAGAATCTATCGAACAAACCTTTTAATTAAGGGTTGAAAAGTAGTCAGCTATAACTATTAGGAAATGGGCACAGTTAAGCCCGATTGGTTATAGAAAAACTGTTAGTATTCCTATATTGATCGAATCATCTGCCAAATGTTTTTTATCACGATCAATAATACAACTACTAGTAAAATGGAAAAATAATTTCATTTTGCAACACTTTCAAATTACTGAAACCCCCTTATAGCCTTTAGTACTAAAGAAATATTCGAAAGAAATTTCCGGCCAAGAAAAAACTTGGGTATAGTAAAAATCTAAAGGATTGGACAATCAGTAGCCAAACTCTAAAAAGAGTGCAGTTCAACGACTAAATGTTAGTGGAGAAAGCGTAGTTTCGCTTCTTTAAGATATAGTCTAGCCCCTTCCGTCATGAACGGAATTAAATACATCGAAAGATGGGGTATACGCGTTAACGGAACTGTTGACTTTGGTAAACTACTGCCATGAAAAGCAATCGGAATCAAATGAAAAGGATAATTTGATTATAAAACCGTAAATACTCCTTATATTAACAAAACTGCCTGCCATGTTTTTTATCTTGTTAATATGCGTATTATTGCTAGTATTTAACAAATGAAAAATTAAGAAATCAATCATCATGATGAATTAATTAATCATTGCTTAAATGCGACATTATTAAATTGCGGGGAACTCCTTATAGCCTAAACTACCAATTTGCATTTAAGCAAAGAACACGGATAATAACCGTTCCCAAAGGTAAAAATGTTTAAGGATTGGATTATCCGCAGCAAATTAATTGTTCAACGACTAAACAATAATGGAGAAAGTATTACTTTCTTTAAGATATAGTCTATTCCCTTCCGTCTAAGGTACGGAATTAAATATACCGAAAGGTAGGGTATAAAAGCGTAAAGTTTCTTGCACCGTTTCTCGTAACGGTGATTTGATCTGGAAGACTTACCTCCAGGTTGCTTTGCCCTCTGTTGCTCAAGTTAGCGGCAATGACAAACAACCTTCCTGGGTTGAAAACATCGGTCATGCTTTGATCGATTATGTCAACATCGAAATCGGAGGCCAAGAGATAAACTATCTGTCTCTAACAGCGTAAGCTAGTGAATACAAATTAAAAGACGTCCATCGCCAGTTTTTTATCCTGTCAGTTTTTATCCTGACAGTTCTTTTAATTTGTATTTGCGACATTATTAAATTGCGGGAACCCCCTTAAAGTCAAAAAAAATGAAAATTATTTCAGAATAATGACTAATATGAAAATTTGTAAAGATTGCAAAGAAGAAAAAGAATTATCTAATTTTTCTATAAATGGAAAAAATTATCGAAGTCAATGTAAACAATGCAGAACATTTCAAGAAAAACAAAAGTATCATAATAATCCAGAAATTTTTCGTCAGAAGAAAAAAGAAGAATACGATAAAAATAAGGAAAATATAATTGAAAGAAATAAAATGTATAGAAAGAACAACTCTGAAAAGGTAAATGCTCAAAAAAGTGTATACAGGGAACAGAATAAAGAATCTATACAATTAAAACAAAAGTCCAAAGAATATAAAGATAAACGAAACGAAAATTTAAAAATACGGAGAAGCACAGACTCTAAATTTCGTTTAGTTTGTAGTTATAGAAGTAGAATTAGTGAAATATTTAAGAGTAATTCTTCTAAAGATTCTAGACTTATGTATTTAAATTGTTCAAAACAATTTTTCTTAAAATGGATCGAATTTCAATTCGATGAAAAAATGAATTGGGATAATTATGTAGATTATTGGGTTTTAGATCATGTTATTCCCATAGCATGGTTTGATATTGAAAATGAAGAACATAAAATGCATTGTTTAAGTTGGTATAATTTAAGACCTTTTAAAAAAGAAGATAATTTAATGAAATCTAACAAATTATTATTAGAAACTATAAGAACACATCAAGAAATAATTAATAAGTGGTACCAAGGTGATATAGAAATATATGACTGGCTGATAAAAGAAATCAGGTATGGTAATAATCCACATGAATTGGGCAATCCGCAGCCAAGAACCCTATCAAATTAAATTTTAATTTGTGGGTTAAGGTTCAACGACTAAACAGTAATGGGTAATATATTAATTGCCTAAGATATAGTCTAGTCCTTATGGAAACATAAGGTAGGGAATGGAAATTTATTTTCCTGTGTTGTAAATTTATACTTCACATCGTAAGAATTCCTATGAATGTCAATAGACATTCATTATCGTGATCGTCACTACGGTGATTGGTTAAAATGTTAGACCAAAAAAGTAATTTTTAAAAAAAATTGCTAGTGAATATAAATTAAGAGAATGATCGTCCGTGCCAGTTTTTTATCAACCATTCCTTAATTTATAATTTGCGACACTATCAAATTGCGGGAAACTCCTTATCGCATCAACTACCACTCTTATTAAGAAATTTTTAAGAGGACCTCGATTAATAATCGAACCCAATGGTAATAACGTTGATGATTGGACAATCCGCAGCCAATCTTCTTAAAAGAAGATGGTTCAACGACTAAATGTTAGTGGAAGAAGTAAAGATGTTTTCTTTGCTTTTTTTAAGATATAGTCTAAACCGTAAAAAATAGGTAGAAATACCCGGTATTAATTGAAACATCTGGAACGAACTTACCCAAACTGCTGAAAAAGCCGATGGTTACAAAGTTATGGTTGGTAACACCACCGATCTTTACTATAGCCACGGTGTTGCAACTGATGCTGCTATAGCATTGCCAGCAACTACTTTGTACGTTCCTTTGCAATTCTGGTTAAACTGCTTGACCTAAAAAGTAACCTGCATAAAACAAAAAGGATAGTTTTATGAAAACAGTAAGTAATCCTTAATCGACGCCACTTTTTCAAAAAAAGTGGCACCAAAAACGGGCTTCCGCATGTCATTGTTTTTTATCACCGTTTAAAGTCGATTTATTACAGTTGCTAGTAAAATGAATTTTCATTTTGCGACACTTTCAAATTGCGGGAAAACGCTAAAGCCGAATGAGTACCAAGGTAATGTTGAAAAGCATTACTGGCCAAGAAAAAACTTGGGTACGGTAATAATCTCACGGATATATGTGTAATCCGCAGCCAAGAGCCCTACCTCTTTTAGAGCGGGCGAAGGTTCAACGACTAAATGTTAGTGGGGAATAATAATTCCTTAAGATATAGTCTAGTTTTTTTCAGAAATGAAAAAATGTTTCGTTGCAGAAATCCCGGCCTAAACTGTATGGGCCTAAAAGTAAATTGTTAAAGCAATTTGCTAGTGAAATAAAGTCAAAGTTAAACTTGCCATGTTTTTTATCAAACTTTGACATTTATTTCGCGACAAATTTAAAATGCGGGAAACTCCTTATAGCCTTAGAGTACCAAGGTAGTGCTGAAAAACATTACTGGCTGAGAAAAGAACTCAGGTATGGTAAAAACCTCCGAGGTATGGACAATCCGCAGCCAAGAACCCTACCAAATTAAATTTTAATTTGCGGGTTACGGTTCAACGACTATAATAATTTGGACAATTAGTGTTTAAAGTATAGTCTAGTCCCTTCCGTCTTGGACGGAAATTAAATATGCTGAAAAGCAGGGTACAAACGTGCATTGCCCTTGATCGCCCTTCAATATCATGAAGTTAAATTCAACATCTCCTTCCAATCTGTGGCCAACTGTCTCTTCCAATACTCTGGAACTGGTGCCGCCACTGAAGCCTACTCTGGAACTACTCCCTCTTTGGGATATGCTTCCTTGTACATTGACTATGTTTATCTCGATACCGATGAACGTCGTCAATTCGCACAGGTTCAACATGAATACCTCATTGAACAACTCCAATTCACTGGTGGTGAATCAATCACTGCTACTAACTATAAAGCCAAGCTTGCTTTGAACCATCCTTGCAAGGAACTCGTCTGGGTCCTCCAACCCACTGCCAACTTGTTCGGTGACTACACCCACTCTGGTGCCGATTTGTTGGAAAGTGCTAAACTCCAATTGAACGGACAAGACCGTTTCTCTCAACGTGATGCCGCTTACTTCAACTTGGTTCAACCTTATCAACATCACACTCGTATTCCCGGAACTGGTGTTTACGTATATTCCTTCTCATTAAATCCTGAGCAGCATCAGCCCTCAGGGTCGGTCAACATGTCTCGTATCGACAACGCTACTTTGTTGTTGAACTTGACTGGTGCCGTTGCTTGCGAACTCTCTGTCTTCGCAGTGAATTATAACGTCCTTCGTGTGATGGCCGGTATGGGTGGCTTGGCCTATAGTAATTAATAAGATTTCGTGTTAATCTTATCTGTTTATCATGTATTCATGTCTTATTTTTAAGAAAATTAAATCATGGGTTTAGGGACTATCCGAATCCTACTATGTATTCTTTTTATTTGTGTATAATATAAATAAAACGAACAACTTGATTTAAAGATAACTTTATTACATTATTAATATAAATATATAACATGAATAATTTGATTAAATCAGAATCAGTTAATTTTAACGAACTTGTTAAAACAAGCAATAAGACTATTTTAAGCGAACAATTGCAATCAAAAATGGTGACAATTCTAAATGAAGAATTTGATGAAGAAGAACAACGTTGGTACATTGCGAATTTATATGTTTATATGAATTATCATCCAACAAATGATTTTCCGATCAATCTTGATCATGTATATAAGATGATTGGGTTCGCAAACAAAGGTAATGCGATGAAAACAATTAAAAGTAATTTTGTAGTGGATGAAGACTATAAAGTCGCGCTTTTCCATACGGAAAAGCGCAAAAATGAAGGTGGACATAATAAAGAAGATATTATGTTAAATGTCGATACTTTTAAAAATTTATGTATGATTGCGAAAACAGAAAAAGGAAAAGCGATCAGAAAGTATTATGTAAAATTGGAGAATATTTATAATCGATTTGTCAGAGAAGAAATGCAACGAAAGGAAGAATTATTAATTCGAGAACGTGAAAATATAAAATTAGAATGGACTTATGATTTGCAAAAAAAAAATCTCGAGTTGGAATCTAAAGAACAACAGTTACAAATGACTTTAAAAGCTAAACAACTTGAAAAACATAATCTTTTATTGCGCGAATTCGGTATTTCTACTACTCCAATTATTTATATCATAAAAGTTAAAACATTAAATGAACACGCGTATATTATTAAAATTGGAGAAAGCAGACGCGGTGTGCAAGATCGATACAATGAACATAAAACAAATTATCGAGACGAAGAAATTGTAGTATTGGATTGTTTCAGTGTAATTAGAAGTAAAGATTTTGAAAAATTCCTGCATAATCATATTGATATTAAACCAAGTAAAGTGACCAATTTAGTTGGTCATGAATCTGCAACTGAATTATTTTTGATTGGAGAAGATCTTAGTTACAGTTGCGTATTGAATATTATAAAAGAAAATATTAAACATTTTAATAATACAGATGGGTTTGAATTGGAAAGATTACAGTTAGAAAATGAAAACTTAAAACTGCAATTACAATTAAAAGAACGACCACGTGACGAAAATATAACTCAAGAATTTCTAAACAATAAAATTGATCAATTAGAAAAAAATTTAACTAAATTAATTCAAGCACAAACTAATATTAAAACCACAACAGGTTTCAATGAACCATTACGAACACTTGGGCCACGTCTTCAAAAAATAAATCCTGATACTATGCAATTAATAAAAGTGTATGAATCCGTTTCTGAATGTATAAAAGAAAATTCTCAAATTAAACGTCCTAGTTTGAATAAAGCGATTGTCGAAAATACAATTTATAAAAATTTTAGATGGACATTTGTTGATCGCGAGTTCGATCCGCACATCATTTCATCGGATTTGGGGAAAACAAAGCCAACACGTCTTCAGAATCTTGGATATATTGCTAAATTAAATGTCGATAAAACACAAATTTTAAATGTTTATATAGATAGAAAAACAGCTGCTAAACTAAATGAAATAAGATCTTTAGATACACCAGTGAAAACAGGAAAAATTGCAAATGGACATTATTATTTTTTATATGATACTTTATCTGATGAATTAAAATCGACTTTTCAGTAAAATTTTATTTTGTACCGATACATCAACGTTACACAACATTACACAAATGGTAAAGTTATGTCAAAATATGTAGATTTAGTACATTACTCACTACATATTAAACGAGCATCCTTTATCAAGGATGGCTGTATCTTG